CAGCGCAGCCATATCCCGCTGGCGTGTCTGCATATCGGTGATGGTGTCGTTTGCAAGCTTCAGGCTGTCGGCTGCTTTGTCCCGCTGCGCCTTGTAGTCAATTGCGTTGCCTCGGTAGTAAAGCGCTAACGATACCGCGAGAACGGTCGCAATCAGACAGGCAAGAAAGAAAGCAATAATCAGCTTAGCCTTTGAGGTCATCGGCACTCTCCGCCAGGCAAAGCGAGCGCTCCATGTCGCGGCGATTCATCAGGCCTTTCCACTTCATGCCACCGGCATAGACCCAGCGGCGCAGTTCTTCACATGCACCGACTTGGTCGCCAATGTTCAGCTTCTTCAGCAGTGTGGATTTTGAGAAAGCCGATGTGCCGACGTTATAGGTGAAGCTGTACAGAGCAGCGCGTGGATATTCGCCCAGCGGTACTTTGACCATGGAGTCGACAGCTTTCTTAACCGGCTGCAGGTCATTCCACATCAGCCGATCGCATTCGCGGTCAGTGTAGGTTTTGCCCTTCACGATATCTTTGCCGGTATGCCCGTCACAAACGGTCCAGACGCCGGCCACGTCTTTATAGGGCTCGTACACACGGCCTTCCACGCCATCCTTGCCGCCGAGGAATACCGTAGCAATAAGCATGGAGCCGCCGCCTGCAGCAGCAATCAGCTTGTTGCGCAGTGAGTTTGACATTGCCATGGTTATTCCTCAGTGAGGTCGGTAGCAGTGGGCCAGCGTTGAAGCGCCTTGATCTGTGCCAGTGTGGCCTTGCGTTTGTAATACCAGTTGATGCCGAGCGTTAGCAGGGCGACCATAATACCGGCCAGGACGCCTACAGCGCTCCACTCATCGGGACTAAGCCGGGTCAGCAGACCGTTGGCAATAGTCCCGGCTGACGCGCCATATGCCGCGCCTGAAGCCAGTTTGCTCATATCGATACTCATGTGACCCCCTCTGTGTGTGAGGGAGCTGGCTCAATTAGGAATTGTCTACTTTCTGAACTGAGCAAGCCCGGTTAGCTTTAATCTTGTCGAGAGAAAAAAGCCCGGTTGCCGTTAGGTAGCCAAGATTGAAGAATCCGCCTGAGTGCGGATTTTTTTATGCATAAAAGTCGCCCACTACCACACAGGATCCCGGGTGAGAGTTGAATTAATTGGTAGGGGCGAAAAGAAAAAGGCCCCGCCGAAGCAGAGCCTTGAAGATGGTGCGCCTGTTGATCATCACTGATTGATAAACATTCCGTCGTTAGATGCGGCGCATTGAGATGTGACACTTCAAATAGTAGTAGCCATCTCAGTAAATTCCATTAAAAAAGCCCTCGCAGATGGTGAATCCGCAGGGCTTCTTGATTATCACAGTGTGATGGAACTCTTTAAGTTTACGCACCGAACAACAGAGCGCAACTTCAACTGTTAGAAATCATATCCCCAGCTTCCTGAAAAGTAAATAGCTCACGATAAATTAATGAGCTATTTCTGATTGCACTATGCAGTCACCTTATTCAGTGCGGCGTTAGCCCACGACTCCTCGATATCAAGCTTACCGATAAGCTGGTCAAAGAATGGCTTCCCACTCCGATCCCATGTAGCCAGGCTGATGCTATCAGTGACGCTACACACAGCCCTGAATGCTTCCACGGCCGGGATTCGCTCATACCCTCGCCCACAACAGCGCTTACAATCGCCCATGACCGGCACGCCCTGCCTCTCCGTCTCTGCCTTCATCACAGCCCGGCCACGACCATTGCAATCACGACATGCTGTTGAGATAACACCCTTGCCGCTGCATTGCTTGCACAATACGCGCACAACTTCTTTGACGTTCCTGGCGTGGCCACCGGACAGCGGAGACTTCATTGAAAACACATCTGCCTCAATAAACCCTTTCGCATGGCAGTAATCACACGGCTTCACGCTGGCTGCGCTTCGGCAGTAATCGAGATAGGCATAAGTTGCGAGCGTTTGCATGACCGCTGGCTTAATATCTGATTCGAGCTTGCGGAAGGCTGGAACCTTATCGCAGGTTTGTAGTGCATATTCAGTTAACAGGGATACGGCGCGTGCGGCGTCGTTCTCACTTACTCCTACCTTCCCCATGAAGGCAGCATAACCCAAAGGCGCTCGAGACATAGCCATGCCCATGCTGGCAATGTAGTCAGTGCCAGTAAGCGTGTCTGGTGATGTCTGTGGCGCTGTTCCGCTGAAGTTCTGCCCCTTCGGGAAATGGTATTTTACTGTCGCTTCAAGCCCCATAATTCGCTCCTATCATCTTCGCTGTGCGTTTCAGTAACCGATAGTCAACTGCAAAGCCGTCTTTGCGCTTGTACATGCGCAGGTGCAGCCACTTTTCTCTTAGGTAGCCGGTCATGCTGCTTGCTCCATTTGTCTTTTGCGGAGTTTTTCGTAATGACGCGCCCGGCGCGTGAAGATGGCCTTCACCCGTTTCAGGTAGGGGATGTCGAATTTACGAGGTGTGTTATCTGCTTCCAGCCGCTCGACGCGACCAATGCCAATTCGGTCAATCAATCGGATGCGGAATTCAACCGCGTTACCGCTCAATTGCCGGTTGCATCGGGTGCAGGCAGAATGGACGTTGAAGACATTGAATTTCAGGTGGGATGCTGCGCCGCGTGACCGGTAGTGACTTGCGTCTACCGCGCTGCCGGTGAGGTAATTGCTGCTGCCGATAAGTTGCCCGCCGCAGCTGGCACAATCTTTATTGAAATCACGCCAGCGGATATACCGATTAAACGCCGTCTGCGCCTCTTTCTGCCATTCTGATACGCCTTTCAGCCTCTCCCTTCTTTGCCTCAAATCATCGCGCTGTAGCTTGTCCTGCTTGCGCTGTTCACGCTCAGCATTACGCTCATCAACCTGTCGATTGAATTCCATGGCGCATTTGTAGTTGTGGCAGACTTTTTGGAGAGAACTTCGTGGGATGTATTCGGTACCGCAGATGGGGCATTGCTTCGGCTTCGGCTTGATGCCTTTAGCCATGCGTTAGCTCCTTCTGCCGCTCATCTTCGTACTGGAAGTCATCACCATCGATGGGCATTAGTTTTTTGCTAAATATCCAACCAATTAAATCGCTTGGCATGCCGTTAGGCAAAGTCATTGGAGTGTCGGTTTTCACTTTCCATGCAGGCCCTTCTTCACCCGTAAATCGGGATTTCAAAGTCCCCCTGAATTCAACCAACTCAACTACTCTTCCAACGTTTTTAGCAATAGGCGACGATATGACAATCGCCAACCCACCAGCTTTTAACTCAGCCATCATCTTCTCCTGTCATGTCGAAATTAGGATCGCTTTCCATCAGCTTGTCGGCGCAGCTTGTGCAGCAATAAGTTTCCGAGCTTTGCAGGGTAATAGCGCAGAACACGCAGACCAAAGCAGAGTGCTCGCCACCGCCAGTAGGCTGACTTGATAGGGCTGTGTTGCTCATACTCTTCCCACTCCATATCGCTTTCGCAGTTGTGGCAGCTGATGCCGTGGAAGTACTTATCCTCGCTGGTGAGGATGGTGTGGCAGCGGATGCAGCGGTCACGCATCTGATAACTCCTGAGTTTTCAGGAATATAATCATTGCCGCGCGCAGGGGTGACTTTTCATAGGCGCAAGGCATGCCTTTATGGGCGCCCCAGCACGCATCAATCTCATACCATACAAGGTCGATTTTATGTTTATCGATAATCGGCCCGGCGTCAGCCCATGAGTTGCAGTAATCAGGAAGCAGAGGATATGGATTGATGAAGGTGTCCACGCTGCCGTAGTACCACGAGGTTGAATTGTTTCCAGAATAACCAGGCTTGCAGGCCCACTTTCCCTCCAGCACTATTTCGCCAACAGCTTTATTAATCTCAAAATCCGTCATTTCGCTGTAATTCATCATCTGCTCCATATCGGCTGTTCAAACTGCTTGCTGGGTATTGGCTCGTATTTGCTCTCAGGCAGCAGAGCGCTGACGGTCCAGAAGCGCGGGTCAAATGCCAATATCTTTTTTGCCTGCACATGCCGGGCGGCGTATCGGGCCAGCAGTTCGTCAGCGGCTTTGGTATCGAGGGGCTCAGGGTGAGAAAACCAGGTCATGCGCATCCGTAGCTCCTGTATATATATCCGCACATATCTACGTTGATTCCTGTTCGCTCAGCTATCTCCCTGTACTTCAGTCCAGACTGGCGCATCTCTACAACCTTCCTGACATCACTGGCCATAACCTTTTTATAGGCCTGGATAGGGGCCGGCAGATTATGAGCTTTGATAAAGGTGTGGATGCTTGATGGAGGGCGGTTGAGTCGTTTTGCTATTTGCGCTGGAGTGCATTTCTTGGATAAGCGCTTGATGGTTTTTATCTCATGCTCTGTACATGGTATTCCGTTCATGATGCGCACCTGTACTCAGTGGTTACGATGCCGGGGAGCCGGTTGTGTACATAGGGTTTAGGTCGGGATGAGCTGGCTTCACTTCCATAACGCCATCAAAGCGCTGATAGACGCAGTGAGGTTTCTTATGGACGAACGCCAGCCACGCAGCTTCTTCGATGGCTGCGCCAATATCGGTAAAGGGGGTCATTGGTTCTGTTTGTCCTTGAGCTTTTGATACTCAGAATCGTGTGGGATTGTCAGCGCCAGTCCGAACTGCGCGCACCACTGCTCAACCTGATTCAGGAAGAAGTGCATTTCTCCGCTGTCGAGGCTGGATGTGTGTCGTGGTTCGTAGGTGGCTACCTTCTCTCCGGTAACGAAGTCGGTATAGGTCACTTCTTCACAGCCGAGGTAAGTGCGCTTGAGGTTGCGCTTTACCCAATCTGGCGTTGCGTCAGAGCGGCCGGACTTGATGAGATATTCGCTGATTTCGCCAAACCACATATGTGCAAGGCTGTTCTGTGAGAGGCTGCGTTTTTCTTTCCAGGGCTTGAGTTGTAGCCGGTAACATTCGCCGGATTCGAGCAGAGGGAATAGCTGTTGCCCGATGGCGCTGAAATTCGATTTATGCAGGCGTAGGCCCTCTTTCGGTATCTCCATCGCTCTTGTCTCGCTTCAGGGCGTCGCTCAGCACCTTGCGCATCACACTCGGCAATGAGGTGTAATCGTGGAGCTTGCGAGCATAGTGGGTGACTTCAGTTATCAGCGCTTCAAGTTCATCGTCAGGGATGACGTGCTCAGAGCGCTTTAGGGGGATTACGTTGCTCATGCTTCCTCCTGCTTACTGCGGGCCTGCCAGCCCAGCCATGCAACCTGCATTAAACCTCGCTGGTCCAGAGCAGGTCTGTCTTTTATTCTTTCCCGTAAGTTCTGCTCAAACCATTCGCTAAACTTCTTCCGCTCCAGCTCATCGCCGTTGGTTTGGATTGTCATACTTTTCTCCCGCACTTGACGCAGAAATTAGATTTATGAACAAAGCCAGGGTGTGGAATAGCAAATCGGCGAGTTTTAACGTTCCAAACCTCAATGACTTTTTCAAATTCATCAACAGCTCGCTCCCAATCCTCAACGTTGATGGGGGTTGACCCAGTAAGGCCAGCAATACACATCCCTTTAACGCAATGCTCACTCATCCTTCCCTCCCATCTTTCTCAATCACCCGATAGGCGATGATGTCAGTGTCAGAACACCATTCGCGATGGTGCCAATCAACTACAGATGCCGTCACGCGACTGGGCGCCCATTCCTCGCTGCGGTGTTTCGCTTCAACCACAGCAAGGTTGTCAACCGGGCACTCTCCACCACCCCACTCAATCCACTCACCCTCACCTTCACCCTCACCCCGATGGTCATTTGACTCTCGAAGCTCTCGCAGCTCTCGCAACGCGGAAATTATTTGCGCAAACTTTTCATCTGCAGGTAGTGGCCCGCTCGAATTCACTGCTGACCTAATAAGCGAATCTAACTGCTCATTGGTTATTTTTTTCATGATGTCCTCTTTATTTCCCAGAGAATGCGTGCAACCCCGCCATTGCCTACAGGGTCACGCATATCTTTCAGTGCAACGCTGGAGGCAGCCCAACTCAGCCTGGCAGGAAGTTCTTTAACCCTGATAAAGCCAGCTGCGCGCAAAGATACTCCTGACTCATCTGCCTGCGTGTAAGTAATGCAGCGCTCATAGCCCATGGCTTTGGCCGCACGCCATACCGCCCCGTAGAGCATTGAATTGGCATTTCTAAAGCCATCTGTGCAAGTGCGATTAACCTCAATTGTCAGCCCATCATCGAAGTGACGGGCGACAGGTCGACCAGCCATAGCGACGCCAACAATTTCCCCATTAACACGCAGTGCGATGCTGAACTTGTGCCCACGGGGCGGCTTGTTGTGCCTGTGATGTGTCGACACGAATCGACACGCCTCCTTAAACGTTACTGGCCCTATTTTCATTGTTGCTCTCCTTGCTCTCGCTCCTGCTGCTCCAGGATGGGGAGTGCAATCCTGTAAGCTTGCAGGTGCCTTTCTGATTCAATTGCGAGGCCGACAGTCTGCTCAAGCCGTTCCCAGATTCTGATTTCTCTGCGGCACTTCTCAGCGGTTAATTTATTCATTCCCACCACCATTCAATTGCCAGCTTTCCTAGCCATATAGCGCGCATAGGGCAGCCGTCGTGTCTCATGTGATAAAACCCCCATGCTCGATGTGATTTGCTCCACGTAAGGCCAAGCCACCACCCATAACCTTTTCGGTTCAGCGGAATTTTCATCAAAAACCACCCTTCTTGCTCTTGCCGCCTTTGTCGGAACGGGAATCGCGCTCCGCCCGGGCTGCCTGTTGATCCATATCGTAGATAGCGCCGTTCTGCTGCAGGCAGTAGACCGTGCCGGTGTTGCCGTGACGGTTCAGCCTGAGTAGCAGCTCGGTTTCGCCGGCTGGCACGTTTTCATCAAATGCGCCTTCGCGGTGAATGCCTACCCAGTAATCACAATCTTGCTCAATCTGACCGGTGTCGCGTGAGTCGCTAGGCAACGGGCGCTTGTTGACGCGCTTCTCCAGCTCACGGTTCAGCTGAGTCAGCAGCACCACAACGCAGCCAAGCTCTTTGGCGAGGTTCTTCAGGCCTTTCGTGATGAGTCCGTATGCCAGGTCGTTGCGGTCGGCCTTCTCGGCGGTCATCAGCGTCAGGTAATCGACCAGCACCATCCCAACGGCTCCCTTCTGACGTTTAACCTTGCGGGCCTCTGAAACAATGTGAGCCAGTGATAGCCCGGGGGTGTCGTCGATATACAGCAGGTCCTCTTCGCGCAGCCGGTTAGCTGTTTTGATGGCCCTGTCGAAATCGGCGTCATAGTCGCCCTGGTATTCCGCATCAGCGTCGTCAGTGGCCGGCATGTAGAAAATGCTCGGGTTGACGCCTGACTTCTGCCCTACCAGCTTCTCCAGAATCTGGTCTGCCGGCATTTCAAGGCTGAACATCAGCGCGGGCTTCTTCTCGCGCAGGGCGCAGTTGATAGCCATCTGACTGTACAGCGTGGTTTTACCCATCTTAGGCCGGGCGCCAATGACGAACAGTGAACCCTTCACCAGGCCTTTCGGCGACAACATGCGGTCGAGTGACGGGATACCTGTGCTCATGCCACGCTGCTCGCCAGAGGGGTCGAAGCGCTTCTCAAGGTCGGTTACCCAGCTATCCATGACCTCACCGAATGAGCGCAGGCCACGGCGGCTTCCTGTCCTGGCGTAGTCGCTAATCTGGCTGGTGATGGTGCTTACGGCTTCCAGCTTATCGGCGGCAGACATCCCGTTGCGGCTGTAAAGCATTTCCAGTGACTCGTTCAGTTTGCTGATGCCGTAGCGCGTCACAGCGTGGTCACGGACTACAGCGGCATAGCTGAGGATGTTGGCAACGGATGGGGTGTTCTTCGCCATTTCAGCCAGGTAAGCAAATCCGCCGTACTCCTGGGCGTTGCTGTCGAGGTGTTCTGACAAGGTCAGAATGTCGATTGGCTTGTTCTTGCTAAGCAGTACGCGAATGGCTTCGAATATTTCCCGGTGGTACCGGTTGAAAAAGCTATCCGGTTTCAGCATCGCCATGACTTTCTGGCTGCGCTCGTCACCACCGTCCAGCATCAGCCCGCCAATGACTGATTGCTCAGCGTCGAGGCTGTGTGGTGGCATCATGATATTTTCACTCACAGGCTTCCCTCCCGCGTTTTGGTCAGTGTGTCGCTGCGCAGCAGGTAGTCGAAGCTTGCGCGCCAGCCCGAAGAGTTCTCACCGAAGTAAAACGGCTTAGCGTTGCTCATGAACGCCTGGAAGTAGTTGCCGGCCGCTTCAACCGTTGGCTCTTTCAGTTCGTTCAGCAGGCGCTTGATACCGCGTTTTCGTTTTTCATTCAGAGCTTCGGCAGCCGGTAGTCTTTCTCCGGCCGCTTCGTTGTAGGCATCAATGACCGCCTGGTATGGGGTGTTTTTTCTGGCAGAAGGTTTCTTATCGCCATCGCTTACACCCATAGGGGGTAAGGGGGTTATTTCTTTTGTCTTTTGTATATTGTCTTTTGTGGTTAGCAACTTCTGCGAAGGTCCGTTAGCAACTTCCGCTAAGGTTTTCTTAGCAGGTTCCGCTAATGTTTTGCTGAATCCGTTATTCTTCGTTAGCCAGTCCGAAATGTTGGTATTCATGCCAACTTTCCGGCCCTCCTGGATGAGCACTTTCTTCCTCACCAGATTGTTTTTTGCTGTTGAGCAATGAGTCAGGTGCTTGCCGATCATCTCCGAAAGCTGCTCATTGCTAATCCAGTCCATCTTCTTGCTAAACCCGTACGTCTTGCGCCAGACGGCCATCAGGATGCAGAGCTCCGTCTCAGGCAGCCCAGAACACATTGCAGCATCAAGAAGGTCATTAGCGAGGCGCAAGAAACCATCTTCAAGCTGCGCCACTTTACGCTCCACAGGCTCTCTAGGAACCCCGAAAGTTGCATACGCTACGTTACTCATTGCCCTTTCTCCTTCGCTCTGTGCTCTTCCAGAATGTGCTTCAGCTTCTCAGCCACCTTCGGGTTGAACGCTTTGCAGAACTCGACGCGGGCAAGGTTTTTGTGCATTTCTGCCTGGTACACAACGTGTTTCTTTGACATAATGACTCCTGTGAATTGATCCAGTCATTTCGCATCAGGCCGAGAATGAGTTACCGCTCATCTCGGTCTTTTCTTTGGTGAGGATGCTCGCCACCTGCCTGGCTAAATGAGCCATCTCATCGTCGACGACACCCCACTCCAGCACCGCAAGCAGCATCGATAACTTCGGCAGCCAGTCGCGTTTCCAGCGGCTTATTTGAGCCTTGTCTACGCCCATAGCGGCTGCCGTTTTCTCGGTTCCGATGAGAGCGATCTTGTTGAGCAAAGCGCTTTCAATCTTCAGCGCCTCGTTGCGTTTGTTTGCGCGTTCCATTTCTTAGAATTCCTTTGTTGAATAGTTAATTGCGCGACAGCCATAAGGCGGTCACGTAGTGAATCGTTTTGTTTGATTAGATTCGCTTTTCAGCGACGTAGGACTTCATGTCCGTTTTGTAAGAGCGGGTACTTCTTATGCGGCTTTAGTCGGATGCGGAAACAGTGCTGGGAGATCGGGTCGAATTTGATGCGCTTTAACTTCGCCCCCGGTCGCCTCCACAATGGCCGGAACTTTTTCAGGAGAAACTTTCTTCTTGCCATGCAGCCAACACCACACATTGGGCTGGCTAACACCAACAATCACTGCAAGTTTCTTCTGACTTCCGGCCACTGAAATCGCTTTCTCAATGGCTTTGTTGATCATTATCGATAACCTATGGTTTGAACATAGGGAAATAATAACCATGCAATTACCAAAAAGCAATACCCTAGGATATTTGACTGGTAATATCCCTGGCTATATGTTCGCTACCATGAAAACAAATACGTTAGCCGATAGGCTCAAGCATGCGATGGAGCTTCGCAAGATATCTCAAGCGGCCCTTGCTGAGGCAGCTGAAATGTCGCAGCCAAGCGTATGGAAAATCACTTCAGGAAGAAGTAAGTCGTCTAGGAAACTCGTCGACATTGCCAAAGTTTTAGGTGTGCGCCCAGAGTGGTTAGCTAATGGGCAAGGTGACATGACAGATGAAGAAGGCGGAAATAAATCTTCTCAAGAAAGAATGGATGTCGTTCCTGGTGAGATTGTATATAAAAGCGTTAATGTGGTGACTATTTGGGACGGCAACGGCCCAACGAACGCCGTTACTATGGCTCCAGACCTTATAAACCCTGAACATGTGCGGGCTTATAAATTAAAATACGAAACCGGTTATGATGAATTTCCATCTGGCTCGATGGTTTATGTAGATACCCATGAGAAGCCCGGTGGGCGTGACTACGTGCTCGCCGATATTCACGGTACTATATCGGTATATCGTTACTCTTCTTCTGGTAACGGGGCTCTTCTTGATGCCGATCATCGAGTTGATCCCATGCCTCTTAGCGAAGAGGTAAAAATTATCGGCGTAATTGTCTTTGTGCTACGTGGCTTCAGGCAATAAATCACATAGGGCGCCCGAAGCCTTGTAATTGCTGGGCGCACCTTTATGAACTTCCCTTCTCCTACCCTCATATATGCAGTCAAAGCTGCAACCTCCTAAAATCAGTGATTTTTTTTAATATAAATCAGCAATCACTGTATGAATACCCAGTAAACCAATACTCGTCATTACTCCCTTTCCCGTCAAGAAAATTATGTCTATCTCGAGGGGCTTATTGCCCTGTCACAGATAAAACAAACCCCATAACTGAACTTGTTACACCAAATACTAACTTTTTTTATTAAAGATATCAGCAAATTAATACTTATGTTATTAATTTTATATCCAAGGGTATTGTAACGCACAATAACCTTGGTTATAGTTAATCCCATCAGCAGGACGCTGACGCAGTACGAAACGGATAGCACGCTCTTTTAACAACGGTGACGGATCACCTACGTGGCTGAAAAGCCAATTAGTACCAAAGCGTGAGTTTTGGGATGGAAACGACCATCGCCAAAATTCACTCAGGAGGTATCTATGACACGCAGAACTCAATTCTCTGGTTCAGCTTCAGGTCGTCGTCGTGAACGCCGCGCTCACCTTCAGAGTGAAGCCAGCGTTAGTGCAGAAGTTTTGCACCGCCCTACTCCAAGCCGGGTTGTGTTGCAGTGCAAACGCGCAGCAGCTGACCGTGTGGTGAAGGCAGTCGACACCGAGACCGAATATCACAAGCAGATTCTTGCGGGTGCTGCGGCATATGTTGAGCATCGCATAAGCAGCAAATACCAGAAGGTCAACAACGAGGCTGGTCGCCAGATTCACGCAGTGCAGAAGGTACGTGGCAAAAGCATTCCATTGATTTAAACTCCTAAGAAAGGAGGTGCTATGTCTATTTTTACGCCAGAAATAATTGATTTTTCGACAAAAGTCGGTGGCCCCATACTAACAGCTGTTGTAGCAGCTTCTCTCGCCGCAAAATTTGCTGTGGGTAGATTTTATAAAGAGAAATGGTGGGAAAAACGGCTTGAATCCTTTACTGAAACAATTGAGATAAGTTATAGGCTAATGAAGTCCGATGACTATTTTCTTGAAGTTGAATCAGAAAAATCAAACCTGCAAAGCAAAGATTTTAACAGACACAAGCCTGAAGTTGAAAAGCAGCTATCTGATCAATACTGGGTTGATTTACAAGAAATTGAAAGAATTTCACAACTCTCAGAATTTACCTTGACGACAAAGGCTTCAGAGATAATTAGTGATTTCTTGTCAGAAAGAAAGCGAATAAGAGAAGCATTTGATGAGGATTCAATCACCAGCTTTGATGCTTGTAACTACGACTTTTCTGCTTCTAAAAAACTGCTATCTAGCTTAGTTTCTGAAGCAAAGAAAGAGCTTAGGGTTAGATAAAAAACAGTCGCTAACTAGAGGTCGCTTAGGCGGCCTTTTTTATTGGCTATCGCAAATCAAAAGACATCGTAACGGCGAGATGAACCTATGGCACTTGACCACGGCATGTTAAATGTCCCGCTGGATAAGCGCGGCAACTTCCATAAGGAACTGGATGACCATCTGGCAGCGGAAAAACGCCGCAAAGAGGATGAAACTTTCGTCCGTAAGACAGCCTTCAATGATGCCAAGTCTCAAGCTCAGCACCTCTACCTGAAGCTCGATAACGACCTTGTTAAAGCTGAAGCGAAACGAAGGGGCATGAAGCTGAGTGAGTTCCGTGAAGTGCTGAAAGACATCCGGGATTTCAGACCAAAGCAGGCGCCAGTAGCGTTTGCACCATTCATCAAGGCTGCCTAACCCGCAGCCTTTTTTATTACCTGTCCACCCATCGTGGACGCAGCAGAGATTAAGAGAGGTGAGTATGGAACAGAAAGCGATTGAATTTGCAAAGTGGATGGCAGAGCAAAACATTGATGGCGCCGATGCGAGAGTAGTTCAGATCATGGCTTACCTTTGGTTGGAAAAAGCTAAACAAGTGTTCGAATAGCCCGCCCCGCGCGGGTTTATTTTTGTGCGGTAAGTGGGAGGAAATATGAAGGATATTAATAACATAAAACTAACTTCACATAGCAACAGAATCTACGCCGAATGTGAGCTTATTGGCTCAGTTCATTTCAGTGAATCTACTTTCATTGATGAAGAAAGGCGGGATGGTGAGAGTTGGCTAGGCATGCGTGATAGAACCGCGGGTGACAGGCGTGAGTTTGAAAGTAAGGCAACTCAGTACGCCAGTATGTTTGCCGCGGCACCTGAGCTCTTAGAGGCTCTTCAGGATGCACTCCATGCGCACGATAAGCATGGTGAGCACTCGGAGTGGGATTTTGCACGCGCCGCCATTGATAAGGCGCTGGGCCAGTAACAGCTGACAGGAGGTGAAGTATGGGAAACATGAGCTATTGCCAGTTCAGAAATACAAAACTGGACTTCGAGCAGTGCCTTGAAGCGATAGGAAATTGTGAGTCTTTATCTGACTTCAGCAGCGATGAACGACAGTATGCCAGGGCATTGCGAGAAATGGCTGAGCAGTACGTTGAATGGTTCGATCAGGCTGAGGCTGAGACTGAAGAGGATGAAGCGGGAGAAGAGGAAGAGTAGCAGCGCAATGGCTTGTCACGACAGGCCATGACGGTGCTAGTCACCACGCTTTAGCTTTGAGACAGCGGGCGTAATTAACAAATTATCATCCCTTAGCCAGCGCAATGCTGGCTTCTTTTTTCAACACAAATCACCCAATTCAATGAGGTATCCCATGCAAGCACTAGCGATTGCAGGGGCGGCATCGGGCTGCCCTAAAAACACCATGTTCAACTACAAACTGACCGGCGCTGACGTTATGCACTGGCAGCCAAAGAGCCGCTTACAGCAGATTGTCGACCTCTTAATTCAGGCAATTACCCAGCAGGGGAATCCTCAATGAGCCAGCAGCAGACAAAGCAGTATCAGAAGCAGCAGGAAGAGCTTGAACGTCAGCGCCAGATTGAGCGCACTCAGGATTATCCGTTCATCAACCAGATGCTGAGAATGCTCGGCATGCAGGAGCGCAAATGAAAGCCATGACGCCGGATGTAGAGATGCAGGTCAGCCAGTTTGCGAGGTTGTCATTCGTTGCCAGCGCACTCATGCACCGCAAAGCAGGTAACCGGGTGATGATGAATCACGATCGCCTGCTGGCTAAGTGCGAGAAACTGAAGCAGAAATATTTCATCGGGCCATGCCCGTTCTGAGAGGAAATCATGGGCACAGCAACACTAATTCTCGGTGAGTCTGGCACCGGTAAATCAACCAGCCTGCGCAACCTGAATGCCGAAGAGGTAATTCTTGTTCAGCCTGTCAGGAAGCCTCTGCCGTTTAAATCCCGCGACTGGAAGCCGTGGGATGCGAAGTTAAAACAGGGCGTCGTGGTCAGCAGCGACAGGTGGGATGTGATTGTTAAGGTCATACAGAGTGCTGCAGGGTATGGAAAGCGGATCGTCATCATCGACGATTTCCAGTACGTAATGAGTAACGAATTCATGCGCCGTTCTGAAGAGAAATCCTTCGATAAATTTACCGAAATCGGCCGGCATGCATGGGAGGTTATCAAAGCTGCGCAGGATGCGCCTGATGACCTTCGAGTTTACTTTCTGGCGCACACTGAAGAGACGCAGATGGGCCGCACCAAAATGAAGACGATCGGAAAGATGCTCGACGAGAAAATTACCGTCGAAGGTATGTTCACCATTGTCCTCCGCACCCTCACCCGTGATGAACAATTCTTCTTCACAACGAAAAACAACGGCGCTGACACAGTGAAGTCGCCGATGGGTATGTTTGAAACCAACGAAATCGACAATGACCTGGCATTCGTGGACGCAACAATCTGCGACTACTGGGGATTATCCAATGTTCATAACCTGAAGGAATCAGCCGCATGAGTAACGTGATTTTCACCTACAACCAAGAAGCAGCACTGACCGCCGGCCAGGGCGGATTTATCAACGAGTCTGGCGCTTACGTCATCACCATCACTGAAGCGGCGCTGACAACCTCATCCGGCGGAGCAAAGGCGATTGAGTTCTCTGGCGAGGCGGATGATGGGCGCAAGGTGCAATACCTCAGCGTCTACGTCAGCAAGAAAGACGGCAGCGATAACACGTTCGGCGTGAACATGATTCACGCAATGATGGGCTGCGCTGGCGTTAAGCAACTTACTAACCAGATGAAAGCCGCAGGACAGTTCATTGCTCCTGAATTCGCCGGCAAGAAGGTTGGCTTAGTTCTCCAGAAGGTGCTTCGCAGCAAGAATGACGGATCGGATACATACGGCCTGGAAATTCGCATGCCATTCATCGCACAGACACACCAGACTCTGCTGGAAAAGGCCGAAGGCAAGAATGCCGAAGCTGTAGAGCGAATGGTGGCCGGGCTCAAAGACAAAGATGAGCGCAAGAAAAGCGGCGGAAGCAATGGTAGCTCTGGCTATCCTGACTACCCGCCGCAGGATGATGGATTTACCCCCTTCTGATTTAACCCACCAATAAGGCCACCACCATGAGCGCACCGGTACAACCGGCGTATTTCGCACGCCTGAACGCAGCTGATGAAGAGATTAAGCGACGCAAGCAGGAAGTGCTGGATGACGTCATGGCGGCCTTATCAGCGCAGGGAGAGGGAAATGACCACCCTCGCCTGCTGACCAGAGAGCGAAAGGAAGCGCTTTACATGGAAGAGATTAAACAGCGTGAACATCTGGAGATGTCAGCGCGTCCGGAGCTTCCACGAATCATCGTCACCAGGCCGGAAAGCGAGTACTGGGGTGACTTCACAACAGAGCGCCGCGGCCGGTTTGGTGCTGTGCGGCAGGAATGATGCCGGCCTGTACCCGGTTGGCATTGAATAAGGGGAAAAAGATGAAAAAGCATTACGCAGAACGTGATTTGTTGGAAATGGACCGCGCGGGTAATTTCTATGGAAACCATGTCATGGCTATGACAGCGGAACAGTTGCGCAGTAAGTCCGATATCGCCGCTGAGCTTGGCTGGCGTGATATGCATATTGCCACCCTGCAGCAGAAGCTAGATGCGGTGGTGGCTAAAGGCATGGAGCTGGCCCAAGAAGCTGCGCATGTTTACGCAGAATACAATAAAGAGATGGCGCCGGATGTCGTCTGTGATGGCCAGACAATACAGGAGTTTCATGATCTAGCTAATGGTAGGTCGAGCGTCGAAGCGTACCTCAACTCTGTTCGTGCTGAGGGTCTGGAGATGTTGGCGGAACAGTGCGACGACTACCCTACCAATCACGTTTATAGCTATACGCGGAATCATGCTTTGGAATTCGCTGCCCAACTCCGCGCCGATGCAGCTAAGGATGGTGAGTGATGGCTAATCCAATCACTGTCGGTCTGAGCCCGCTAACGAACACGATCTTTGCTGGGCGAAGCCAGGCGCTGAAAGGTGGAAATCCTGAAGCGCGTTGTTTCACTGGAGATAAGCATGATGTTACTGAACAGGCTATTCACGCTGTTGCTTTTCACCTGATGAAAACGGATGACATCAAGGTGTTTAAGCTGCCTGACGGTCGCGAGCTTCACCTGCGCGCTGACATCAAGGAGGCCAGCCATGATTGAGCGCGGGATGATTTTCAACGACGAAATGGTTCGTGCAGTTCTGGATGGCAGAAAGACGCAGACGCGCCGGATCATGAAGGTGCAGCCGTCAGCCGATTTCTCTCCGATGAATATGGAGCTGGAAACGGACTTTACCGCTCGCTGGTATACGCCTGGTGTGGTCAATAAAGACGGCTACTTAAAGCCAGCTAAGAAGCAGGTTTTTGGTGTGGCCAACGAGGATGAGGGCTACACCTGCCCGTTCGGTGCAGTAGGTGATCGCCTGTGGGTGCGTGAGACGTGGGCGCGATACAACATTGACCAGGACAGCCACGATATGGCTTACCGCGCCACCATTCCAGACGATTGGCCGAAAGAAGGCCGCTGGCGTCCATCAATCCACATGCCGCGCTGGGCTTCCCGCATAACGCTGGAGATTACCGGCGTTCGGGTTGAGCGGTTGCAGGATATAACCAACCAAGACGCTATAGCTGAAGGTATTGGTCATCTCTATGCATACGACGAATCTCAGCAAACACCGAGGGATGCCAAAAGACGTTTTGCTGAACTGTGGCGATCCATCTACGGAGAGGAAAGCTGGCAGGCTAACCCGTGGGTGTGGGTCATTGAGTTTAAGCGCGTGGAGGGTGAATGATGGAAAAGCTGAATGAGCTAGTTGAGCAGGCGAAGTTTGTTGCGGACTGGCACGGTAGCGATTGGAGTAGCGCGCTTTGTCAGGATAAAGACGGCAAGCAAGCCCACGAGGTAATCTGCGAGAGCCGTGGTGAAGCTGTAATCTCAACAGGCAGCAACTCAAAAGAGGCTTCATGGCTTTGTGATTATCTGGAACTTTGCAGCCCTGAAAACATCCTCGCTATTGCCGAAGCATTCCGAGCGCTGGAGCAAAAAATTACTCAAGAGCGAATTTATGTGCGCGATTTAAACGGTTCTGTCCATGAATGGAAGCAACGCGCAGAAGCAGCAGAGGCGGATGTTAAACGCATGGATTGGCTTTGTTCCCACTGCGTTGAGGTTCGTTACCCGCTGATGTACGGCAGTCGTGAGATGTTTCGTGCGCAGCAGGATAGCGAAGAGTGGGATTTACCTCATCATACCAAACTGCGTGAGCAGGTAGACGAAGCCATGCGCAACATTGAGGGGGATAAATGAGCGCGTGGGATTGCGTAGCCTTAGTCGTCGGAATGGTGATGGTTATCGTTCTGACAGGCAAGCTCGGTCTGCTGTCATGAAAAACTACGAGCCCATTGTGCTGCAGCAAATATCATATGAAACAATCATATCACCTATCAAGAATAAACATTGGACGCACTTTTAATAATGCAGCTAGCATGGTTTCTCAACATTTAAGAGGGTTTACCATGAATCTGCGCAAACATGTTGTTGATAAATACGTCACTACTTACACGGCCACGTTCGGTCTCGAATCGTATCGCGTCACAGCCAAATCAAAGGTTGAGGCGAGAGTGATGATTGAAGAAAAAATTCGCAACCGTATGCGATAGAGATTATCGAAATTGAGAAATAACCTGCTCCGGCAGGTTTTTTTACGCTTATACATCGGAGAATCACTATGTGTGACGAAATCGACGCAGCAGCAGAACTGGAATTACTCAACACGCAAATAGCTTTAGCTAACCGGCCGCTACCTGAGCCTCGGTCACCGATATGCAAGAACGGCGACTGTGGAGAGCCCTCACGCGAAGGATGCAGCTACTGCTCGCCAGAGTGCAGGCAGGACCATGAGAAGTATGTGTGGGCGCAGAAGAATCGGAGGGCAGCATGACGGTATATACGTTAACAGTGGAGTTTCCGGAGGGCTTAAGCCCCGCAGTTGGCCCAAAAACAGACATCCTTGGTGGCAAACCAATACGTGTTGCTTACTTTGATACGCGGGATGACCACTTTACCTCTGAACAAGTAGAATTAATTGAGCGCGCACTGGAATATTATTGCGATCAGCACAGCGAAGATGATTTAGACATCCCGCAAAAGCTTCAGTTTCTAACCCAAGAATAATCCCCTACCCCATAAACCTTTATCGCGCTCTGCGTGAGGAGTTGTTATGTCCATAGAGAAAGAATATTTCATCGTTTCGGTCAAGTGGACGGAGCGACGAGAGCCATACATCACCCTCTGGGGTCCCGATGACAGTGGCTATCGCGGGCGCATTGAAAACTCGGGGCGCTACAAGCATGCAGATGTCATGAAGCATCTTGATTATTACAACACCGGACATCACACGCTAGCTGTTCCATGTGAGCTGATTGAACCATTGGCGGTGGATATCAAGCCTGGTTGGTTTGATGGAGAAGGCGGCAAGTGGGTTCCAAACAATAAAGCCAACTGGGACTTAATACTGGCAAATTCCATAGCAAAACCAAAGTATCCACCGAAACCACGTTACCGCGGCGCACCCAAAAGCCATGTATTAGAAGGATGACCACCACCTGCGAAGAAGCCGACACGGGCTGGGTTCTCACGAATCTGGCCCTTTTTATTGCCCTGATTATTGCGTGGCTCTGGCCGCCAAAGGATGGTGATTGACTGTTGCACTCACCATTAAATCTTGCGTTCATTTGCGCTCAAAACCTGGTAAAACGTCCCGGAGAAAATTATGGCTAAGCTACTCAACCTTTTGGAGTGGGCGAACGAGACATATTCAAAACCGCCATCACTCTCAACTCTTCGCCGATGGGTTCGCGAGGGAAAGATATACCCTTGCCCACAGTTGCACGGCAGGGAGTACATGCTGGAGCCGGATTCGGTTTATGTCGATCCTCGCAAAAGCAAAATGGTGCGCAAACCCGCACACACAAAACCGCCCAGAAAGGGATCGCTACTGGAGAAACTAAAACATGTCGAACAGGCCGGAACGATACGACGGTAATCTGCCAAGGAATCTGACATATCGAAAATCCAGACTCAGTTATTACTGGCGAAACCCCGTGACCGGCCAGGAGATATCGCTAGGACGCATATCGCGCAGGGAGGCGGTAGCTCAGGCCATTGAGGCCAACAACTATATAGAAGAAAATTACATCCCCTCTTCTCTGCTGGAACGGATAAAAGAAACGCCAGAGTTCACTTTCGGTAAGTGGGTTGACCGTTATGAGGTGATACTGTCACGCAGAGAGCTTAAGCTCAGCACTATGAGAATCAGGGCAAATCAACTTAAAACCCTGCGAGATTACTTCGGCCGCAAAGCTATTAACGCTATCAGTACGCGTGATATCGCTGTCTTTCTTGAGTCATACGTGGAGTGTGGCAAGAAAACCATGGCTTCCGCATTGCGTTCACTGCTCATGGATGTGTTCAGGGAGGCTGTAGTGGAGGGAGTGCTGGACAGGAATCCGGCAGAACCAACGCGCACGCCTGCGCCTGAGGTTAAGCGGGAAAGGATGACGCTTGAAAACTACCTCGGCATAAGAGCAGCAGCAACCGAGATGGGTGGATGGCTGGCCAACGCTATGGATATCGCGTTGCTGACCGGACAGAGAAGAGAGGACATTTCGAGGATGACCTTTAGCGAGGTCAGGGAAGATCGCATTTTCATCACCCAGGGAAAAACAGGTCACATGTTGGCCGTACCCCTTACGCTATCGCTGCAGGCAGCCGGAATCACTCTGTCTGATGTCATAGAACGGTGCCGCATCGGCAATCCCTCGGATCACATCATTTTTTCATCTGTCCGCCGGGGAGGAAGAACGCCTGGTGCTGTTCAGCCGGATGCTATCACGGGTGCATTTACAGAGGCTCGTACGTTGAGCGGCATTCAGTTTAGTGCCAGCCCTCCCTCATTCCATGAAATCAGAAGTCTTGCAAGCCGACTGTATGCAGCAGAGAATGGAGAGGAGTTTGCGCAGAGGTTGCTCGGTCATAAGAACATGTCGATGACCAAAAAATACCTGGATTCTCGCGGTCAGGAATACGTGATGATTTAACCCGAGTATGAATATTTCGGACAAATTTCGGACATTTTCGTACAATCATGAAAATATCCTTTAGAAACATAGTATTAAAAAAAGACCCAATACGATTCCTGTATCGGGTCCAGGGAAATGGCTCGTTGAGAGCCGTGCGCTAAAAGTTGGCATTTTTGCAGGCGATTTCGCCTTGCCTTTTAAAGGTAGACTAAGGTTGGTCAATTTCCAGCCAACTCCAGCCTGCAACGGTGCTGAATGCAAACTCTGTGATCGCGCTGGCACTACGGTGAAACAGGCGCAGCGGCAGAAGTGTGCGCTGCGCCTGAAAATGGCGGGAATTACTTCGAGCAGAGCTGTTGCGCGCGATCCACGATCGGCTGGAGGCTCATCTTCTGTCCCGGATGCGCCTTATCCTCCGCGAGAATGATATCGATTGACTGCAGCGTGCCCTGCCCGGCATTGGCACGCGCCAGCGCTTTGTCATTCAACGGATACTGCAACAGCGTACTTGGGTTGATAGCGAACAGTGCGCCATCCTTCTCACAGGTCAGCATCACCTCTTCGCGGGTAAACGGCCACTTCTCTTTACCTATCTCAAAACGGCTGACGGTAATAATCTGCGCGGCCATCGCCTGGCTGCACAGTGCCATCAATACACAAGCTGGAATCAGTTTCTTCAGCAA